GAGCGCGCGGAGAGCTGCGCGCCGCGATCGCTGCCGGTGAAAACGCTGATCGTGGTCGGCACGCCCTTCGAGGACAGCGTCTCCCCGCCCGACAGGATGTTCCCCTCGTAGGCACCGTCGCCGTCGGGCACCTCGCGGCGCGTGAAGAGGTACTGCGGCGAGCCCGTGCTGCGCGGCACGTCGACCACCAGCGCAAGCCCCGAGTCGGCAGACGGCGCGACCCAGCAGAGGTAGCCGAGGCGCGAGACGATGGAGTCCGCGAACGCCCAAACCTTCTGGCCAGGGACCGGGTGCGCGCGATCGACGACGACGGTGCGCGGTGCCGTCCGGCTGGCCGCCCGAGGGCCGCGCGCGCGACCGCTGGTGACCCGAATGTCGGCCGCGGAGTCGACCACCCGCACGGGGATCCCGAGCGGGCCGAACACCTGCGGGAGCGCCTCGCCGAGCGTGAGGTTGCGCACCGTGAAGGTCGGGTCGGCGTCGAAGTCCATCGCGGGACCGGCGAGGTCGCGACCCGACAGGATCACCGTCGCGCCGTTGCGCCGGTCGGCCTCGGTGCGGATCGACTCGACGCGCCCGGTTAGCTGGCAGGCGTTGTCGATCGACAGCGCCACGTCGTCGCCCAGGCGCACCGTGCGCTTGATCACGTCCCACGTCGTTCGGCGCGCCGCGCTGCGGAAGAACGCGAACGTCCAAGCGTTCCCCGGCGAAAGCATATCCAGCGAAATCACGTACTCGTCCCACACGTCGATCTCGGTGCCGCTGGTGCACAGCACGAGGTCGACAACGTGGTCGAACGCGGCCGGGTCGAGGCTCACGTCGGCAGCACCGTGACCAGCGTGCCCGCGGGCACCAGGAGCGGGTCGGTGAAGCTGTTGGCGGCGTAGAGCAGGGCGACGCGCGAGATGTCTCCGTAGACCGTCTGCGCGATCTCGGCGACGCTCATCTCCGCGGGGAGCCGGTAGTACCGCACCGCGGAGACGTTCGGGGCGAAGCGCGCGTAGTAGCTCTGCAGCGACACCCGCACCGCGAGCAGCGCCACCACCGCTTCGTGAGCCGCCGTTCCCGCAAGCGAGGGCAGCGCAAGGTTGCGGTCGACCGCGGCGTTCATCGTGCGAAACGCCGCTGTGATCTCGCTGCTCGTGAGCACCGTCGCGCTCTCCAGCGCGGTCATCTGCTCGTCGATCGTCGCGCTCGTCGGCGCGTAGCCGGCGAAGGGAGCGCCGAGCGCGTCGGCCTGCGCCGTCTGCGTCTGCACCGTCGTCGTCGGGTCCGTCGTGACCGCGCCGTCGAGCCCGACCAGCGACGCGAGCGACCCGTTGTGCTCCTCGAAGGTCACCTTGAGGCGCTGCCCGTTGCGCATCGTCGGGTCGTCGCTCGCCGACCACGACTGCACTGCGATCTCCAGCGACCCCCAGGTCGGGTGGATCAGCGTGCCGATCGGGTGCGCCTCAAACTGCGCGATGAGGTCGCCGCGCAGGTCAGGCCAAAGCGTGCCGTAGCGCGCGACCAGAGGCCCCGCGTTGATCAGCGGGATCGTGAGCGACCCGCGGTAGGCCTTGATGCCCGCGGGCTCCATGTCCGCGCCGCGCCGCCGGTAGGCGACGTGCTCGACGAAGTCGTTGCCGCCCTCCATGTCGCTGGACTCCAGCGGGAAGAGGATGCCGCGGTACGAGCACTCGGGCAGCTGATCGAACTCGGCCATGCGTCACCTCCTGGGAGCCGCCGTCGTGGCAGCGTGCGCGGCGTCGACGGGCGAAACTGTCGCGGTGACCGGAGTCTCCCGCATGGCGGCAACGATGTACTGCCCAATCGCCTCGCCGATCTGTCTCCCGCCTTCGCTCATCGCGAGAGGCGTCAGCACTGTGCCTGCTCCCGCCATGAGTCGACGTCCGGTCCCGACTTCACGCCCCGAGATGTCTGTGCCCGACACGGCGGTTCGGGCCGAATTGACTATCGCACCGACCGTCGCAGTGGCGAGCATGACAGGAGCGGCGAGAGTTGCGCTCCCGGCGCCCGCGGCCCCTGCTTCACCTGCGCCCGCGACCGTCGCGCCCGCTTCACCCGCGCCCGTGAGGAACCGTACGACGCTTGCGACGGGGCCACTCCCCGTCGCCGCGTAGTTGCCGAGACGGTTGATCATCGCGCCGCCGAGCACGCCCGAGACCAGCCCGCCGCCGGTCTGCAGCGCGGTGCTCAAAATCGGGTTCGCTGCGGCGAAGTTCGCCAGTGTGTCCGAGAGTTCCTTCAGCTTGCTCGTGTTGTCCGTCAGCGCATTGCGGCCTTCCTCTTGCGCCTTCGTCATCGCAGAAAGATCATCTCCGCGAACCTCTTGCTTTCGACGATTGATGTCCTCTTGCGCGTACGCTGGCTGTCCCATCATGCGACGAATAGACTCGCCTTGGGGGCCACCCAGAAACGCCATCAATTCTCGCTGATTCGACAAGAAAGCCTGCGGGTTGCGAACGCCGCCGCCAGCAAAGATGTTTGCCGCAGCTTGCGCGTCACCGCCCATTGCGGATGTGACTCGCGACGCAAGCTCAATCGGGCTGATACCAGTGCGCAGACGCATTGCGTGCGGGTCTCTGCGCGTCGGATCCCTCTCAAAAATAGCGGATTCGCCTTCATACAGCGCACGAAGCCCAGCGCGCCGCCGTTCGCCTTCTGGCGTGCGAGCCGTCGCTTCGAACTCACGCTGAATGTTCGTGAGCGCCTGCTGTTGACGACGCGGTGTCGCCATGAAGGTTTGAAGCGACGCGAGCGCGTTGGAAACCTGTCGCGAGCGCGATCCCGCGGCTGCCGTGACCTCTTGCGTCGCCACGCTTTCGCGGAAAGCTCCAAGCATCGCAGCCTGTTGCGCTTCTGCTGACGCGCCGGGACCGAGGGCAGAGACTCGCTGTGACATCAAGCGTTGCGCTCCAGGCAACCCCTGCTGCATCAACTGTCCGATCTCGACTGCACCGGCATTAGCCGCAACAGCAGCGAATCGCATCGCTTGCGTGAGGTTCTCTCCTCGCAAACCGGCCTGTCGAAGACGACCCTGTGCGGTGAGATAACCTCCGGGGTCCGTCCCAAGCGCTCGCCCCTCTTCGACCATCTGCAGCGCGCGAGTTATCGCTTGAGCCGAGGTCTCGCCGTCTTGGCGCTCCAGCACCGACCCGGCCTCTTGGCCTTGGCGCAGGGCCGCAACAACGTCCTGATATTCCATGCCCGCAGACTGCGCGAACGCGCGCACCTGATTGCGAGCTGAAGCGACATCGGCGCTCGTTGCGCCGCGATCCGCGCCCGTCACCGCGAAGTACAGCCCGCGATCAGCCTCCGCGCGCTGCCGACGCGCGTCCTGAATCTGGGAGTGCGCCTCGCGGGCGACCGGCATCGCGGCGTCGCGCCCGACGTTCAGCCCGCGCCGCAGCCCGAAGGCGATGTCGCGCCCCGCCCGCTCCCGCCTGCGGGCCTCGCGCTCGGCCGTCGCCGTCTGCTGCCGTTCCTCCCGCTCGACGGCCCGCGTGGTGCGCTCGAGCACGCTCTGCCGCACGCGAGCCTCCTGCTCGGCGGTGAGGTTGCGCTTGCGGGCCTCGGCCGCGGCGTGCTCCGAGGCCTGCCGCTCGGCGCGGGCGCGCCCCTCGGCGGTGAGCTGCGCCGCGCGCCTCTTCTGCTCCTCGCCGCGGATGAACGCGCGCACGCTGGCTTGTGCCGCGCGCTCGGCGTCGCGACCCATCTGCGCAGAGTCGCGAGCCACGCTCTGCTGCGCCTGGCGCGAGCCCCGCGGGATGCCGCTGAAGAGGTTGCCCATCGACGCGCGCACGACGCGCTCCGTCTCCTGCGCCTGCGTGCGGATCTGGCCGAAGGCCGCGACGATCCCCGCGGTGTTCGCGTCGATTTCGAGGATCGCGCGGGGCACTACTCAATCTCCTCGACGCTCATCGTCGGGGTCGATGGACCGGAGGAGTTGTCGGGCGAGTCGGTCGGCCGCGAGGTAGCCGAGGAGCTCGCCGTCGTCCATGTCGCACGCTGGGCGACCAGTGAAGTGATGATGGCTCGCAGCGTACCGGCATCGAAGCGCGGCAAGCTGGTCATGGAGGCCTGCCCTTTTCCCAGGGCGTCGGCCACCTCCCGGACCTCTTCGAGCGTCTTCAACGACCGGAACGGCGAGCGCTCCTGCGACCACGCGAGGTACTCGTCCCAGCACGCGCGGATCTCGTCCACCTCGAAGTGCGCCCGCACCTCGGCGGCGTCGGCCGCGAAGAGCGTGTCGGGCTTATCGGGGTCCACCAGAGCGCGCGCGAGCGTCTGCACCATCACTTCGAGGTTCAGCACCGCGTCGCCCGCGTCGCCGATCAGGTCTTCGCGGTGCCACCCGCCCGTGCTCACCAGCCACTTGATCGCCTCGGCGTGCGCGCGCGCGGCGTCGTCCGCGGTGAGGGCGCGCACGGCGAGACGGATCGTCGTGCGCCCCTCGGCGCGGGTGATCTCGAGGTCGAAGGCCTTGTGCGGGCGGGCGCGCCCCGCGAGCAGCTTCGCGAGGGGAGAGCCGGTGCGGAAGCGGTCGAGGTCGCTCACGCCGCCGACGGTATCACGAAGTCGACGTGATCTTCCCGTGGAACTCCCACGAGACGGAGTTCGCGTCGGCGACCTTCGTGCCGGCGCGCACGGTGCGAATGTCGCCCGTGCAGGTGTACGTCTTCCCCGCGAGCTTGAAGCCGAGGGTCACCACCGCCTGCGCGAGCGCGATGCCGACCCAGTCGAACTCCATGCCGCTCTGCGGGATGGCGTTGTCGACGCGCACCATCACCTTCTGCGGGCCGACGCTGAAGCCAGCGGTGCCGAGAAGGAGCGTCTGCACGTCCTTGTTCTGCGTGTCCACGTCGAAGTCGATCGACGAAGACTGAAGCACGGGCACGGCGTTGACCGTGACGAAGCCGGGACCGGAGTAGATCGTTGCCATGGTCAGTTACCTCACAGGCTCGCGAGCTGGCGCACGTTGCCAGCGATGATGTGCAGCCCGCTCACCGGCTCGCACGGGATCTCGCAGTTGAGTCGGCCGCTCACCACCGGGTCCGCCTGCACCGCGAGGAGCGAGGCGTTGGCGGTCACGTCGCGCACGATCGCGCGGACCTCGTAGCCCGCGAGCTTGTCGAGAATGAAGCTGCGCACGAGCGACGGCGTCGTCACGTTCGGCGCGAGCGGAGGGTTGCCGTTCGCGCTGTCAGCGCCGAGCTTGAAGCCCTGGTAGGTCACCGCGAGCGAGCTCTGCAGGTCGTCGGCGACGTAGTCGCAGACGGTGACGAACTCGGTGTCGATCACCGCGTAGTTCGGCACGCCGAGGTAGAGCGACCGCGAGGTGATGCTCCGCGAGAGCGCCGTCAGGCCGGGGCGCGCGCTCGACGGGACCACGCACGCGAGGCCGTTGTTCAGCGCCGACTCGATCTCCGTCGCCGTGGGCTGATCGGCGACGCTGGTCTGTGCGAGCAGCACCGCGAGCTGCACCCCGTCGAGGTTCGCCGCCGGGTCGCTGGCTTCGCCGCCGAGCACGCCGCCGACCGCGGTGTCGCCCGCGAGCCGCGCCGCCGCGAGCACCGCCGCGACCTCGGGGCCGGGCACCTTCGAGGCGTGGTGCCAGGCGACCTGGAGGCGCGAGGCGTTGCGCCCGGTCGCGAGCGTCGTGGCGTTCGCGAGGGTGTCGATCGTGGCCGCGATGCCCTGCTGCCGCAGACCCACCGTGACAGCCGCGAGGTTGTTGAGGTGCGTCACGAGCCGGTCGATGTTCGTGGCGTCGTTCGCCGCGACGACGATCCGGCTGTACTTCGACGCGGCGACCGCGGCGAGGGCGTTGGTGAAGTTGTCCGCGTTCGCGCCGCCCGTGAGGGGGTACTCCGCGCCGATGACCGAGCCCGTGCTCGTCCACTGGAAGGTCGTCGCGAAGGGCGACGTGATGCCGGTCGACGTGACCCGCTGCTCGACCGGCGAGGCCGAGGTCACCACGTAGGCGTCGACGATCAGGCTGTTGCCGCGCGGGCCGGGATGCTTCGCCGTGATCGTGACCACGCCCGCCGCGTTCTGCGCGGTGTACGGGAGCGACGCGGCGTCGTTGATCGCGTCCGCGATGGCAGCGGCGATCACGGTCGCGGTGTCGCCCGAGGCCACGGCCACGTCGATCACCTGCTCGCACAGCCGCAGGCGCACGGTGCCCGCGCCCGTCGAGGTCGTCGCGACGGTCAGAGCCGCCGCGGCCGCCGCGCCCGCGGACTCCGCGACGGCGCAGAGGTAGACGTTGGCCGCGGGGTACTGCGCGAAGACCGCAGCCGCCATCCGCGAGAGCTCCGAGCCCGAGCCGCACAGCGCGACGGCGTCGCTGGCCGAAGCGCAGAAGGTCGGCGTGGCGACAGGCATCGTGCCCGCCGCGACGGAGAACGTCGGCGACGCGCCCGAGAGCGCCGAGCCGATGAGGTTGCCCATCAGCAGGATCTTCTCCGGCGCAGCGCCCGCGCTCGTGCCGGGTCCGCCGAGGATCACGTTGAGGTAGACGGCCGGGGTCTTCTGCGACGACCCGAGCCCAGGGATTGAGATGGTCACGGTTGCTCCTGCTCTGCCACAAGGGCGAGGTCGCCGCGCAAGATCGCGCGGCGGTAGTGATGGTGGTCTGCGACGAGCTCGCCATCAGGGAGCGGCGCGCCCGCCTTGTCGCGACCGGCGAAGCGACCGCGCAGCACGCGGCCCGCTGCGTCGAGCAGGGTCATCTGACGGCCTTCGACGGCTTGGATCAACAGCTTCATGGGTTGGGCTCCGACTCGAATTGAACGAGGGGTTGCACGGCGTCGGCGAGGCCGGTGCCGATGAGGTTCACGTCCCCGATCACGGGGTTCAGCAGCGGCAGATCGGCAGCCGGGTCCGGGTTGACCGCGAGCGGCAGATCGCGCTGCGCTTCGACCCGCACCGAGTACGCGTAGCAGACGCCGTCGTCCACCAACTCGGGCACCGCGCTCGCGGCGCGCAACGGACGGTCGCGCCACGTCGTTCCGCTCGGCGTCACGATGAGCCCGTTGACCGCTCCGAGCGCAACGTCCAGGCACTGCAGGATGCCCGCGGCTCCAGCGGCGCTCTGGTTGATCGCGTCGTCGATGGCGCGAGGGTCTTCAAGCGCGACGATCACGCTCCACGTCGCGACGCCGCGGTCTTCCACGTCCGCCAGCACGTTCACGATGCGCGCGCTCTGCTCGCCGTCGAAGCGCACCAGCACCGCGGGAAACTGCCCGCCGCACACGCGCGAGAGCCCCTCCCGCGTCACCGGTCCGGCGTAGCGCCCCGCGAGCGCGAACGGAGCCGTCGTCGTCGCAGGGACGGCGACCTTCGCGACGAGCGCGGTCAGGATGGCTGTGTCGATGGCGGCGAGGCTCATGGCAGGCGCTCGATCGCGCCGACCATGGACGCAGCGACGACCTGCGAGACCGTATCACGCTCCTGCTGCCACGCGGGGCCGAGGAAGGGGTACGGGCGATTACGCGAGGTGCCAAGCTCGACGTACGAGCCGTAGAACATCCCGCCGTCGACCCGCACGCGATAGCCCGCGTCGAAGCTCCCCTCGGTGAACTGGTACTCCGTGTACGTCTGCAGCCGGAACGTGCGGTTCGTGTACGGGTGGTTCGCCTTCGCGTACGCCGCCACCAGGCGCCCGCCACTGGCCAGCGCGCCGGGCAGCACGCGCACGACGGCAGAGCGCATCGCTTCCGCGGCGTCGACGAGAGCGCCCATCAGAAGCCGCCCGTGTCCTTGTAGTCGGCGATGCGGTTCCAGACGTTCGTGTCGCGACCGATGTCCGTCTGGACGTTGAGCGTCTGCGCCCGCGGGAGCGGTGGACTCTGCGACGAGCCTGGGGCGCGCGCGTCGGCGTCGCGGTTGAGCTGCTTGATGAGCTCGCGCGCCTTTCGCCCCTGCTCGGCGAAGCTGCCCTGCTCATCCCACAGCCCGTGGCGGCGCGCCGCGATCTCGCACGCGAGATCGACCACGCACCCGACGATCGCCGGGTCGATCGTGTCCGTCGTCGCGTAGACGCCCTGCGCGAACGCGACGCGCGTCATCGCGCGGAAGAGGCTGTTCGCCTCGGCGATGCACAGGTCGCGAAACACGGTGTCGACCGTCGAGCCGCCGTTCTTCGCGAAGAGCCGCGTGTAGACCTGCGTCGACAGCCGCGCCGTGAGGTCAGCCGAGGTTGCGATCGTCGTCTGCTCGGCCATCGTCAGCCCTCCACCAGTTCGAGCTCACGCCCGAGCGCGAAGCCGTCGGCGAGAAGCGCTAGAGCCGCGCGCGACGGCACCGTGTCGCCCCGCTCCCAATCCCCCAGGGGACGGGCGCGGATCGCTACGCGGGCGCGGTAGGCGGGCTCGGGAGGCAGAGTGGGCGCGAGTCCCGCGCCGCCTTCGGCGTCGCCCGCAAGGGGCGTCTCCGGGGCAGCGCGGGGCACCTCCGCGACCGTCGGCGGCTGCGCCGATGGCTCGGGCTGCTGCCGACGGTCACGGCGAGACATCAGCTCACCACCGTCGTGTAGAGGAAGCCGGTGTCGCCGCCGCCGATCACGAACTCGCTGTCGGAGTGCGAGGTCTTGATGAACACGCCGCCGCGGACGCCGCGAAGGTTGTCCACGATCTCGCGGGTCTCGATGGTCCCGAAGCGGAAGGTGTACCCGAAGGTCCGCGTCGCGCGGGGCGACGGCGTGGGCTCCACGCGGATCAGCGCGGCCGACTTGCCCCAGAGGTAGTTCGAGCTCACCGCAGCGCCCTCGGCGGCGCTGTTGTACTTCGCGCGACCGATCACCACGTTGTCGAGACCGAAGGCCTCGGCGAAGAGCTGCTCGTTGACGCGCAGCGGAACGTCACCAGCGGTGGTCGACGCGCGCGAGAGGATGTACTGCAGCACCTTCGGGTTGTTGCGCAGCTTGATCCACACCTGCGCCCCGAGGACGAGCGTGTTCGGCCGCACGAAGCACGACTCGATCGCGTCCTCGATCGCCTGGATCGGGTCGGAGGTCGAGGTGTCCCAGCGGTTCGCGCCCGCGAGCGCCGAGGTGTTCGAGCCGTAGTTGCTCGCGTTGAACACCACGTCAGCCACGCGCTTCTCGCGCGCCAGCATCAGGAAGTTCATCACGATGTCCTGCGCGTAGATCTTCGGCTGAAGGGGCGCGTCGGCGTTCGCGATCTCGTCGTTCGAGACGAAGTCCATCAGCGCGTAGTCGGTCACCGAGTAGGTGAGGTTCGACGTGAGCGAGTAGGTGACCTCGTTGACCTGCGAGCGGGGACCGGCGACGGCGCTGTCGCTGACCTCCTGCATCGTGTTCACCGGGAAGGCGAAGATCTTGTCCGAGCGGTGCTTCACCGACACGACCGGAAGGCACTGGTCGGCGACGTACTCGCGGTTGTTGTACTGCGCGACGAGGTTCGTCAGCGCGCGGTCGATGTGCACGACCGACGGCGACAGGCTCATCACGTGCGCGACGTCGCTCGGGCTCATGCCGTGCGCGCCGAGGATCTGGTGCTGGATGTTCTGGATCACGTTGCTCATGTTCAGCCCTGGAGGTTGCCGATGTGGATGTCGATGGCGACGCGCTCACCGGAGGACGCGTCCTCCATGGCGTACCCGATCGTCGCGACGTTGGTGCCGCCCGCGGGGTTCGCAGGCTTCACGCCGCCCGCGGTGTTGGCGACCGTGAGCAGCTGCCCGCGGGAGATCGACGCAGCGGCGACGCCGGGGTAGATCCCGGCGGTCACCACGTCGGCCGCGGTCTGCGACGAGGTCACGGCGTAGAAGGACAGACCGAGCAGCGCGACGGTCTTCGGGTCGGGGTCAGCGCCGGCCGGGAGCGCGGCGCTGTTGTCAGACGCGCCCTGCACGAGCACCGCGCCCGCAGCCGCGGTGAGCGACGAGACGGCGAAGGGCGTGACGAGCTGGATGTTGCGACGAGAGGTGGTCACTTGAGGCCTCCGAGGATGGCGTTGAGGGGAGCCAGCGCCTCTTCGCGGAGCTCGCGCGAGGCCTGCAGGAGCGCGTCCTTGTAGGACAGGGAGGGGGCCGCGGACATGAGCTTCGCAGCGCGGTCGGCGGCGGCGTCAGCGTGGCGAACCACCTGCGGCGCGCGCTCGACAGGCATCCCGCCCTGCGGCGAGACGCGGGTCGACATCAGGCGCGCGTCGGCCGCGGGAGCGGCCTGCGCGGGGTAGAGCGCCTCGAAGGTCGCCCGGTCGGCGCGGCAGAGCTTCACGAGGCGGTCGCGCGCCGTGGCCGGGGCGCGGCCCTCGGCGATCACGCGGTCGCTCATCGCGGCGCTCTCGGCCATCTCGAGCATCTCGAGCTTCTCGAGCATCTTCTCGATCGCTTCGAGGATCGCCATCTCTTCGGCCTGGCCGTCGAGGTTGCAGTACGTCGCGCCCATCGAGCGGAGCTTGGTCATCGCCTTGCTCTCGCCCATCTTCTTCTCGTCTTCCATCTTCGGTGTCCTTTCGACCTTCACGGCCGCGGGGATATGCACGCTCTCCGGCGAGAGCGACGACGCGCGCGGATCGCGCGCCGTGACCGGCTCCATCCCGTCGAGAAACGGCCGGTTCGTGAGCGCGACGCTGGTGAGGCGCGCGCCGATGCTCTCGCCACTCTCGGGGTCGATCGCGCCGAACACGATCGCGGGGCTGCAGTACGCGTAGCGCCCGCTGCGGATCGCCTCCACCGCGGCCGGGTCGCACCACTCGACGGTCGCCCACAGATCGTCGCCGCGGACCTCCAACGAGGTCACCCAGCCGACAGCAGGCGCGCCGTGCTGCAGCACCCCAGGAGCGCTGACCATCTCCGTCGCGTGCTCGTAGTCCACTGGCACGCGCCGGTTCCGCGACGACTCGAAGTTGCGGATGATGCCAGCGAAGGTCTCGCCGTCCATCACGAAGCCGCCCTGCGGGTGACCCTTGAAGTCGCCGGGGCGCGCGATCTGGATCGCGCTGCGCGAGACGGGCTCGGCAGCCATCGTGATCGCCACGCTCGGGCAGCGCGAGGCGCGAGACTGCTCCCACGCCGCACGGTGCTTCTCCAAGTGCGACAGCGCCGCGTCGCGCACGTCCGCAGGAACGTCCACGCCGCCGCCGCGAGCGCCGTGCAGCGCGCCGATCGCCGCGCTCACGCCCGCAGGGACGGTCACCAACTCGCCGTCGCGAACGTCGTGGTGCGGCAGGATGTACGAGGTCAGGTTGTCGCGCGGGCCGCGCACGATCGCGAAGCCCTCGGCGTACTTCGTCCACGCCGCGGACGACGGCGTCTCGGCGTCCACGCCCGACCACGCACGCAGGCGGCCCACAGCCGCGTCGGCGTCCCACGACCCGTCCGCGAAGGGGTACGCCTGGAAGGGCACCACGCTCACCTCGGCGTCGGCCATCGTCGTCGTCGTCACGTCACTCATCGTCGCTGCCTTCTCGTCTGCCGCGTCCATCTGACGCACGACCTTGCGCGCCCAGGCGTAGCCAGCGTCGCCGCCCCAGCCCTGCCACGCCTGCCACCCCTTGCCCTGCTCGTCCCACGTCGAGCCCCGCTTGTCCACCTGATGGCGGTCGAAGTACGCCTTCATGCGCCGAACGGTCTCGGGCGACAGGCTCTTTCCGTTCGCGAGGTCGCGGGCGCGCGCCAGGCCGACGGGCGTCATCCCGCGCTGCGACGGCGGCTTCTCGGCGCGTACCTCCAGCGCCCGACGCGCAGCCTCGCGAGCGCCCTGCGGCGGCGAGAAGTCGATGTGCGCGTACCGCTTCACGGGGGCACCATCAGCTCCGCGCCGGGCTGCGGGTCAGGCAGCCCGAGCAGGTTGCGCACGTCCGCGGACGCGAGCGGCAGACCCGCACGCACCATCAGGTCGATGCGCTTCGTCAGGGCGTCGAGGTCTTGCGTCGGGTCGACGGCGAACGAGATCGTCGGCACGGGCGCGCCGCGCCCGTACACCCGCTCCACGATCGGCGTGATCAGGTCGCGACGCAGCGTCGCCGCCAGAGACTCCGCGTCGCGCCGCGCGATCGTCAGCGTCGTGCGCTCGTGCACCTCGCCGAGCGCCCGGTTGCCGCCCGACTCGCCGACCTCGCTCCCGAGCGTGCTCCCCACGATCGCCTTTGACATCTCGCTGTTGCAGATCGCAACCAGCCGCTCGTGGATCGCGTTGACGTTCGGCGCGTCCATCACGTCGAGCTTCGTCGTGTCGGGGATCACCACCGACACCGTCGAGCTCATCGCTTCGAGGGCCTCTTGGAGCGCCGCAACGTCCTCGGGCGCGGCGCGCGTCGGCGCGTCTGGCCCGGTGCCCGAGTTGTACTGCCCCACGCGCAGACCGCGCCCCGCCCACTCCGCGAGCGCGAGGAAGTCGCGCATCGAGAAGCGTTTGAAGAGCGAGTACCAACACACGGCGCGGCCGAGCCCCTCGCGCGTCGGGTACCCACCGCGAACGCGAGGCCGGTGCACGATGAACTTCCCCTCGGGAAACACGTCCAGCGGCACCCCAGGGAAGCGCGCGAACGCTCGCTCGGCCTCGGTCTGCGCCACGCCGATCCCCGCTCCCGAGCCCGTCGCGTCCCACAGGTGGATGCGCCAATCGGTCGCGTATGCCAGGCGGCGCGGGTGCACGAACTCGAACGCCGTCGGGACGCGCCCGTCGGCCGACCAGATGACCTCGGCCACCGAGCGGCCGTAGTACACGCCCTGCTGCAGATGGTGCAGGAGGTCGGTGAACGACAACGCCATGTCGCCGCGAGCGTCGACCTGCTCAAGCGTCTTCGTGACGAAGTCAGCCACGCGCGCGCCCAACTCGCCCGCGTCCTTCGGCGGCCGGATCTCCCACGCCGCGCCAGCGACGAGCGCCTCGCGTCGGAAGAGCTCCGCGTGCAAGTGCGGGTCGGCCTCGCGGAGTTCGTCGAGCGCGTCGATCCACTGGTAGAGGTAGCCGATGTCCGCTTGCCGCTGGATCGCTGTCAGCGCCTGCGGCGTGAGCGCGCTTCCGAGGCGAAACTGGAAGCGGTCGTTGTACGGCGGCGTCGCGAGGAACGGCACACGCGACGCGGTCGCGCGCGCTGCTGCGATCTCGGCTTGTGTCGCGGTGCTCACCATACGGGTCGGCCCGCCGACCGTACCAGCGTCGGCGGCGGCGACGCAAGGGGCGCGGCGCGATCGATCACAAGGTCCGTCAGCGCCCACAC